TTCTAACGTAATAATATTGGTTGCATTTGCAACTGCGGAGTTTGCATTAAAACTGAATGTGCTTAAAGTTGTATTAGATCCTACAACATTACCGGATGCTGTACGATCAGCATAGGTGCTAATAACAGCTGTTCCTAGAGTTTCAATTAATTGGTGACCAGTTTGACTGCTTCCTGCTGTCAAAGAAATAGCGCTACCGCCAAATGTATTGGATAACTGAAGAGTTGATGTTCCTGATACAGCATTTACAACATAGTAAGCAGCTCCAACAGAAAGTTCGGTAATTTGAGTATTCCCTGTTAAGACATGATATCTAACAAGAATGTTGTTACTAAAGGTGTGTGCGGCTGTTGTAGTAATTAAAGATGCTCCAACAAGCGAAGCGTTGAAAGACGCAGAAGATGCGTTTAGAGCACGAACGGCAAATGTTGTATCAATTGTTACTAGATTGCCCGTATTTGGAGAAACTATAATAAAACCTGAATTTGAAGTTGTCTTTGACGTCGCTACGATTATACCATTGGCATTTACCGTTCCATCAAGATTAAAATTTTCAACTACATTGCCTATTTCAAAATTAGCGTTATTACCTCTTGCTGTCGTGTAGCTAACGTTTGATAAACGCTGTGTAACTCCTTCAAATCTTTGATAAGTTGTTATACTACTATTGGAGTTACCGATATCAGTTAACGTCAATACTTTAGAAGAAATAATAACGTTTGCATGGTCGAGGCTATAGCCCCATCCACCACTAGTCAGAGCATCAACAAACAGGAAATTAACCTTACCCGTCTCATTAGAAATTTCTGTAACACGTGCAAGACCCTGTTTACCGTTTTCCGATTCCACAGTAAAAAGATCGCCAATAGCAAAATTAGCACCACCTGCCACAACAGTTAGAGATGTCATAGAACCGATAACTGAAGGAGCATCCTCTAAAATAATATTGGCAGTGGTAGTTATTCTTTCACCTGTAATAAAATCACCACGTAAATTACTTAGATATGCAACTTCGAGATATTTTGATCCTACTCTTCTTCTTACAAGACTCTCCACGAAAGCCTTTGATCCACTATTAGAACCAATAATTTCTTTACCAACATACGTTTTTGTACGCTCCGATACAGATAACTCAAGATAGACGGGTTGTACCCACGTACCATGTGATGTTTTGAAAATATCTGTACCCGGAAAATAAACAGTAGCCTCTTGATTAAAAAGACCTTGAATTACTGCTTCGATACTCTTACTTGTACCTTTTGCTGTATATAAATCTTGAGAATGCTTGACAAGCATTTGTGTATTAGCACTTGACTCAAGTGGAATTCCACTAAGATATTTTTGCTTGTAGTATTTAATGAACTCAGGAGAAGTCTTATCAATATCCTTTATGTCAAGTAAATTACGTGACCAGTAAATAGCTTGTTCATCACTTTCCATCCATTTAAAATATTGTGTAACAAAGTCTACAAAACGTGGACCATCCTCCTTGTAAAATTCAGGAAAATGAGATTCAACTAAAGGAGATATTAGTTTCTCTAAATTCTTCATCTTTTAACGCCCTGAACACTCACTGTAACGTCAATTGGGTCAATTTCAATAATTGCGTTGTTATATCCACTAATATTTTTTGATTTGGTTTCAAAAATAAACTCAATATAGTTCCCTTCATAATCAGCAATTTCAATATCAGTAATATTTACGATACCATTAATATAATCAATAGTACCAACTGACCTTATCACCTGTATTTTATCACTTTGTTTTACAGCAATATAAACAATTCCTTGCGTATCATCTACAAACACACAACTCAGGTTTTGATATGTGAAGGAACTCGTACTTAATGTGTGACCATAATGCTTCTCACCCACTTCAAGTTTTAAACCCGTTTCTGTTTGAAGTTGATTACCAACATTTATAATAAAATTTATAGGTACATTTGTTTGAGGAAGATATCTCTGAACAACGTATATTGCCGTATCATTACCAATAATACTATCATCACACGAATCAATTTGTTCAAGCAAATTACTAAAGTATAAAGTCTTTTTAAAGTTTGCTAAGCTATCGTTATTATATTGACTGATAGCCGCTCTCACGCTTGTTTCAATATCTGCTGTTGTTTTTACCGTGTTATTAATATCGTACAGGACAGTTGTGTTAACTTTTACATAAAGAAATTGAGGATCAATAAATTCTACTGCAATTGTTGCCGGAGTTTTTTGAATAATATAATCATAGAAAGCGCTTTTCCGAGATTCGGGCGCGCCATCAGCGTCAGCAACGTCCACAGAAATAAAAACTTTACCATACTGAGGAGGTATAGCTTTTTCACCACCATATGCACTGATTGCCTGAATATCACTAAACTGATTGAGAAGAAGTACTTCATAATCAGATTCTGTTACAGCTCTATTTTGCGCTTGAAAAAGTCGTGGCGCGTTAAATTTAATAGCTTCCGTTGTTTCAGCAACTCCGCCGCCCTGTGCGGAAGTAATCGTAGTTGCAAGTACGCTGGGATGTCCGTCAATAGCACCATCTGATGTAAATTCAAAACACCCGTTTGATAATTCTCCTGAAGACACTCTATATTTTATAACAATAGAAGATCCATCTTTTGGTCTTCTACCAAATACTCCATCACCAAATACAATTTCATATTGTTGGTTTTCTGCGCCCTGTAAAAAGAATGCTTTTGACGACGACTTGATACCAAGTAATTGATCTGCTCTTGTATATGTAAGAATTGTAGCGCCATTATCTTCATATAAAGTAACATCAAGAGAAGATGTATCGATAGTCGGATTAGACAACACATAACGTTGTGCTGTATTTGATACGTTCACTACAAACGTTTCCGACGCTATCACTCCCTCATGAATATCAACCGTCGTAGAAAATACACCGCTGTTTGAGGTGTTCAATGCAATAGCACTGGACGTGTTAAACGTGTATGTGTTTGATCCGGACCTAGAAGTGAAAGAGGTATATTTAGGAATCAATACCGACGATACAGCAGCTGTAGGAGTTATGGCAACAGTTATTGTTGCTTTTGATGATGTAAAAGAACGAGGAATATAATTTAATTCCTTCGCATGTGATATAACACTATCTCGAAGCTGAGCTGAATCGAGAAACATTTCACTAGCAACCATGTTTGTATAAAACCCGTTCAAATACGTGTTATATGCAAGGACATCAAGCAAAACATTTATATTTGAACCCTCATAGTCCAAATCTTTAAACTGTGTGTTGTTCTTTAAGAATGATTTTAGATTATCTTTTAGTGTGTTGAAATCTAAACCAACTAGGTTGAAATTCGTGTTGGCCATTTAGCGGATCCTGTTGAGTACAATTTCTAAAGTTATAGGTTCTTGCTTATTTATTATATGAAAAACAACAGTTGCGACAAGTGCATTACTGTCATCCTGACTTGTTACAAATACATCATCAACCTTTGCTCTTGGTTCATAATTAGAAATCGTTGTTTTAATTAAATCAATGAGAACTTCTTCTGTTGATAAGCTAAAGTTTTCAAACAATAATGATCTGATATCACTTCCGATAGTTGAATCAAATAAGCGGTCACCCCTGTTTGTCATTAGTAAATTGAAAATAGATGATTTTATAGCTTCTTCATTTATATTTCTAACAAGATCTTTTCCCACTCTCTCAATATTAAAATCCACTAAGAAATCAGAGAAATATTCAGGTGTTTGTTTATAAGATGTAAATCTATCTTTTTTTTGTACTACTGCCATATAAACTTTCTTAACTTGGCTTATTTGTTTGACTTAAAGAATCGTTTTCTTTATGCGTATGGTTATCTAAACTTATACCACCACCAATTACATCGCCAGTCGCTGTTATAGATCCATTTACCTTTATATTAGCGTTAATTGTTATATTACCTTTTGCGGTAATTGTAAACGCACCTTGAATATACAAATTTTTATCCTTCTGTACAATTTCAAAATCATCGCCTATAATTTTATTTACACGTCTACCGTTCTCATCAATCTCGCTATAGGTTCCTGACCTATGATATGTGTGAAGTCTTTCAAAATTTGGTGTATCGTCTATTTCAATTACGTGACCAGACTCAGATTGAAATACTTTATTAAAAGGATATTTGGTATTATATGCTGAAGCAGGCTCCGGCCCTAATGACTCTTTATTTATAGTGTTTTGACCAATTGCTAGTTTGGATATATCATTTTTGCCGGGCATTACGCCAAACACTACAGGCATCAGGGTGTCATTACCGTCGACAAAGAATCCTACAACAGTGGATCCTAATTGAAGACCAGTAGAAGATACACCAACTTGATTAGCGCTTGAGCTATAACCAGGCATTAATACAGTCGCCCAAGGTAGTGTATTTGTAGGAACTTCAACTTTATCACCATGTATATTATAGACACGAACTCTAACCCTACCTTGTTTGATGGGGTCATTACGATCTTCTACCATACCAATAAACCATCTAAAGCCTTCTTCGCCAACACTTTGTGTAGCCATTTAAATTCCCATCCTTACGCAGTCTAAAGATATCTCATGTTTGGTTTTTGTGCTTGCAGTAACCATATGACGCAATCTTACAACTAAGTAATTGCCTGATGTCATTTTATCAGCTTTCTTTTTATCCGTCGTACCCGATGCATCTGGTAAGTTTAATTTGATCATATCCCCAACTTTCAGCCCAGTATCACCATGAATTAAAATTCTTGTCACATCGGAATTCAGCAAGACAACGAATGAGTTTCGTGTTGCCATTGCCATATCAATAAAATTATCTGGGCGCGTTGTATCTTTAAGAGTAAAAAACTGCTTAGGGACACCAGAAGCAAATTGATTTATAAAACTATCACTACTCGGTATTTGAGCTGTTTTGTCCGGAGTTTGAATTTTATCAAACACATCTTTTAGTTTAAAATCTTTTGATTCAAATGTTTTTGCATTTAAATCAAATGTTTTTGTTATCGCACTGAACACACCCTCAGCAGCTTTTTTATTAGAATCGTTCTTTACCAGTGCTTCATACTTAATAATGGTTCTAAAAGCAGCTGCTATAGATTCTTTTGAACCCATTGTATTTTGCTGAGCATTGAATTCTCGTGATCCGATATTATCACGATTTCCTTTTATTAAACCTTCTATAGTTTTAAAATTAAAACCAGCTTGATTTTCAAAGAACACATAAGCTGATGCTGCATACTCAGCACTTACTGCTCGTTGACGGAGCATATCTATAGCTTTAAGCGGATGAAGTTTTGGGATTGGTATAGTAGTAACCCCTTTTGTTGGATCAACACTTAAAGCTTTCTTTGTTTGTAAATTCTTTGAAATAATAATAGGAATAATATTACTAATTGTATCGCTAAAAGATTCCTTTACTAAGGATGATCCCGCATACAAATGTTCTTCACTTACACATCTAATACTATACGTACTACCTTTACCGTTTGCATCTTTTTGAATATTTGAAATAGCAAAACTTCTAAATTTATAAAGCGTTGGTTTAGCCATACCAGGAGATTGGAATTCGAAGTGAATTTCTTCTTCTCCAATAATCGGAAACTTAGAAATTAACCCCAAATTATCGTTCATTGTAAAAGTAGCATACATCGTAGGCTTAGACATATCCTCAAAAATATCACACCCTACCAATTGATCAAGAGGATTGACCGAAGCATTAAGACTCTTATTAAAGAGTTCAAATCTTAAAATTTTTACATCGCCAGGTTCGTAAATTTTACTCATGTTGACAACAGATCCCTCATATCACGTTCTATTAATTCAACATAAGCAGAATTCAATAGCCTGATATTTTTTGATGCTTCGTTATTTTCTTGCTCAACATCATAATATGATACCGCTGACCAATAAGGTATTTCATTATTTGCAATTGGTTGACTGATAGTGGAAACAGAGGTGATAGTAGCGTTTGCCACTGCATTTGTAATTCCATATAACACAGGTGTTGATGTTGTCCATGTACCTGATACATGCTTTATGACTACCTGTGTCGTATTGGCAAATGCAACAGTTCCCATTACGGTATTTGATTGTTTAATAATATTTGTTTCATTAAACGTGCCAAAAGTTCCACCTAATTGAACTATTTTATTTGTTTCAACAACAATTTCATTTTGTCTTCTCTCGTAGTTAATGATTGCGTCATTATAACTGACAATAGGATCCCAAAATTGTTTTAGATTGGTTGATAAAGCATTGTAGGCCGCTGGTGATATTACACTATCATCAATAGTGAAGTCTGTTCGGTAAAAGGCTGTTTGTAGCTGAGCGTTTGCAATAGAACCATATTTTAAAGCAACGTATTGATCCAGTTGTCTACTTGCTTTTGGCCATTCGTGATACGGATCTACAATATTATTACTCAAATATACAAGCCAATCAAGAGAGGAGTCTTCGTAGTATGTCTCAGCAACTTGATCTGCGCGTTCACCTTCTTGAAGAGTGTATGGATAAAAATTTGCTAGGCGTTTAGAAATACTTTCTTCAAATTTTACTTTTGCAAGAATATTAATTGCCGCTGTATTTGCATACAGTAACGATGGAAAAAAACTAAAATATGCTGACATAATTGTTCCTGTTATACAGCTGGTATATCGTCTCTTGTAAACGGAGACATCTCTTTAAATGACATAGAAATTTCAACCATTACAGGATCACCGGTTTTAAAAAAAGCAGGAGATCCACCAGGAGAATAATTAACATCCAACGACTCCATGACGCATCTCTTGATAATATAAGGAGCTTTTGCTTTACCTGTTACAAACTTAATATCTACAACATCAGGAAACGTAAATAGCATACCACCGCTTGTTGTGTCTAAACCTGGAAGCATTTTATGTTTAAGATTGTATATAATATTTTTAAGACGACCTAGTTCCGCCGCACTTCGTGGTGCAAACTTATAACTAAATTTATGATTGCGCAGACCAACATTTGTGAATAGCACTGCTAAGTGTGGATTGGGAGCAACACCTAGCGCCATAC